CGTCGCCGGCGCGGTATTTCAAGGACCCGGCAACGCAGCCGCCGCCGCCCCCGCCGCAGCCTGACCCGAATATTGAGCTGATCAAGGCGCAGGTCCAGATCGAGCGCGAGAAGCTTGAGCTTGAGCGCGAAAGACTGGCGTTTGAGGCCGAGGTGGACAGCGTCAAGATGGGCGCTGAGTTGCAGGCCGAGGCCGATCTCAAGGCCGCTGAGCTTGCGCTGCGCGAGCGCGAGGTGTCGCTCAAGGAGCGCGAGGCCGAGATGAAATACCAGATCGAGCAGGAGAGGCTGCGCATCCAGGCGGCGAAGGTTTGAGGCGACGGGCATCGGGCGCGAGGCCGCGTCAGAGAGATGTCCCCTGTCAAGCCTGCGGTCGTCTGATCGACCTAAACGTGCCCGGCCTGATCGTGCTGGGCGATGAAACCAACCTACACCTGCATTGCTACGAGGAGATGTGCCGTGCCGATGGTCGGAAAGAAGCACTACGCCTACACGGCGAAGGGGATGGCGAAGGCCAAGGCTGCCGCCAAGAAGGCCGGCAAGCCGGTGAAGCACGGCAAGAAAAAGAAGGGCTGAAACTATGGTGATGTTCGGCGGCTACAAATACATGCCGGCTCCGTCGCAGGTCGATCCGCGCCTGCCGGTCTACAAGCCTGAGATGGTGACGCTGCCCGGCGCGAAGCTGTCGGAGGACGATCAGCTGGCGAAGCAAAAGCAATTTGCTGGCGGCGTCCTGCAAGGCTATCAGTACCGGCCCTTGGCGCGGCCCGACTTGTTTGGCGTCAACCCCCAGGCGGCGATAACTGGCGTTGTGCCGGACCCGATGCAAGGCGGTCGCTATCAAGGCCCGACAGGCCTGATGGCCGGCATGCCGATGCAGGCAAGCCTTGTGGCTCCGGCTGGCGTGCTTGGGGGCGGTCAGATCACGCCGATCCAGCCCGAGGGCACGTTCGTCCCCGATGACGGCACTGGCGCTACCGATGCCGGCGAGGAGGAGGGCAAGGGCGCCTATACGATGCGGGATCTGATGCGCCTGGAGCGCGCTTTGGGCCAAGCGAATTTTGGCAACCAAACGCCGTTTTCGGCCTTTGAGCTTTTCAAGGACGCCGGCGGCGGGACTTACGACGTGGACTATAGCCAGCCTTATTCCGGCCAGCTGTTCACCGTTCGCAACGACAACGGCGAGGACGTGCCGATCGACCAGCAGCTGGACAAGTCGCGAGCCATGTCGATCGCGCTCGAGCGCGCCCGAAGCATTGACGAGAGCGGCGGGTTTTGACGCCGGAGGAAGCTGATCTGCGCGCGGGCGATGCGCGCATGCTGCTGGAGCATCCGTTGCTGCACAACGCCTTCGCGGATCTGACAGCCGCCTATCTGGACATGCTGTTGAAAACCGACGACGAGCGCGGCGTGATGCGCCTGCGTGACGGGCTCAAGGTGATCGAGCAGATCAAGGCGCAGCTGAAGTCGCATGTCGCGACGGGTCGGCTGCATGGCCGAGAGGCCAAGGAAATTCGAGGCAGACAGAGGTTTATCTGATGAGCGACGCCACCGCAGAGATGGTCGAAAACGATCTGGTCGATGACCCGATCGAGGACGAGGCGACTATCGAGCGACGCCCTTTCGATACGATCGACGAGGCCGCGCAGGAGATGCGCCGCTTCTTCGAAGGCGATGAACAGCCGGCGGATGCCGGCGACGAGGCAGCGTTGGAAGACGCTGAAGGAGCCCCCGAACCAGCCGCCGCCGCTGAGCCGACCTTCGAGGTCGAGGTCAATGGCGAGATCCGGCAGGTGCCGCTGTCGCAGTTAAAGGCAGCGTATACGGGCGGCGACGAGCAGCCGGTAGATCCGGCATTGACCGAAGCACAGATGCAGGCTTTAAGCCAGCACAGCCCTGAGCGGCAAGCCCAGGATCAGTGGGTTCAGCAGGTGCAAGGGTACCTGTCGAGCCCGATGCCTGAGCAGCCAGATGCTGCTCTGCGCGAGACCGATGTGATCGAGTACCTGACGCAGAAGGACGCGTGGAGCCAAGAGCTTCTGGATCGCCAGCAGCTACAAGCGCAACTTGATGGCGTTGTGACCCAACGCCAAGCCGAGTCGCAGCAGCTGCATCAGCGCTTGCTGGACACCGAGTGGAATGCACTCACCAAGCATCATCCAGGCCTCAAAGACCCTGACCACTACAAGGCGTTTACCGCCGACATCCAAGAGGTGGCGCGTCACTACGGGTTCAAAGACCAGGAGATGTTGAATTGGTGGGACCACCGTCAGATCCGAATGGCGGCTGATGCGTTGAGGACCGTGCGCGCTCAAAGCGCCGCGCCAGATGTTGCGAAGCGGGTGGCTACCAAGCCGCCGGTGATCTCGCAGGCTGGCCGCGCCGAGCCGGATGGGGCGCAGAAGCGAGCTTATAAGGAGGCCAGATCGAGACTTCGAAAGACCGGCAGCATGCGTGACGCGGCTGCTGTTTTCCGAAACTTTGTCTAATAGGAGGCCACCATGGCTCTCATTACCAACGCCTTCACCACCTACTCGGCGGTGGGCAACCGGGAAGATCTGACCGACAGCATTTACGATATTTCGCCGGTCGATACACCCGTCCTCTCATCGGTCTCGCAGACCAAGGCGACCGCTGTTAAACACGAGTGGCAGACGGACGCTTTGGCCGCTAACACCACCGCTAACGTCCTGCTGGAAGGCGACGTCGTTTCGGCGCAGGCTTCCACGGCGACTTCGCGGGTCGAGAACTATTGCACGATCTCCTACAAGGCTCTGGCCGTGACCGGCACTCAAGACGCCGTCAGCCACGCGGGCCGGGCGTCCGAGCTTGCCTATCAGCTGGCCAAGCGCTCGCGCGAGATCAAGCGCGACATGGAGACCATCATCACCGCCAACCAGGGATATAATGCTGGTAATGCGACCACCGCGCGCGAAAGCCGCGGCCTTGGCTCGTGGATCACCAGTAATGACAGCCGTGGCACGGGTGGCGCTGATGCCGCTTCCGCGACCGCTGGTGCGACTGACGGCACGCAGCGGGCCTTTACCGAGGCCATGCTGAAGTCGGTCATGCAGCAGGTCTTCGACAACGGCGGCGGGCCGGAAGTGCTGACGGTCGGGAGCTTCAACAAACAGACCGTCTCCGGGTTCACGGGTCGGTCGTCTGCTCGTCAGATGATCGCCGAGGATCGCATCCAGGGTGCGGCGGCGCTTTATGCGTCCGACTTCGGCGATCTGAAGGTGATCGCCAACCGCTTCCAGCGGGCTCGCGATGCGTTCGTGCTCTCGCCGGAATACGCGGCTGTCGCGTACCTGCGGCCTTTCGCGGTCGAGGAGCTTGCCAAGACCGGCGACGCGGAGACCCGCTTTCTCCGCGCTGAGTGGACGCTTGAAGTCCGCAACGAAGCCGCTCATGGCGTCGTGGCTGACCTGACCACGTCCTAAGCGCGTTGAGGCGGGTTCCTCCCACAACCCGCCGACCCTGCGGGGGCGGCTCTCCATTGCCGCCCCCGTTTCTTTTGGAGCTTCGATGTCCCACAAGCAGACGTTTCGCGAGGCTTTCTCGCCAACAGCCCGCAATGTCACGATCGTGGATGGCGACGACTTGCACATTGGCGTTGAGGTTGATGCCGGCGCGTTGCGCGAGAGCGCCAAGGCCCTGCGCGATCTGAACGATCACGAGCCGTTGCACAAGGACATGCGGCTGGCCGCGATCATTCCCGAGGATGTGCTGCAACGATCCTACCAGGAGGGCTGGTTCAACGACCGGCGCGCCTGGAAGCGCTGGGCCAACGATCCAGATCATCGCGACTTCCGCGTCTGGGAGGGCCGGCTTTGAACGATAAGGGCATCAAGATCCTGGTGGCGGTCCCGAACACCGGCCACTTGGTCACGGCAACGGCGGTCTCGATCGCTGAGATGCTGCAACACTTTGAGGCGTCCAGTTCGCCCTTTGCTAAGGAGGCGCGGCTGATCGCGGCACAGGGCTCGATCCTGCCCGAGATCCGGCACAAGCTGGTCGCCGAGGCTTACGAGTACGGCGCGACGCACATGCTCTGGGTGGATAGCGACATGCGCTTTCCCAAGGACGCGCTGAACAGGCTGCTGAACCACGGTAAGCACGTCGTGGGGGTTAATTATGCCCGCAAGGAGGCTGAGGCTCGCCCGACCGCTTCGACGCTTGATGAGCGTCCCTTGAGCGCTGGCTCGACGGGGCTGATCGAGGTCGCGCATATGGGCTTTGGCCTGATGTTGGTCTCGATGAGCGCCTATGACGCGATCGACTTGCCGTTCTTTGCTTTCGAGCCGATACCGCCGACGAATGCTCGGTGCTACGGCGAGGATGTCACGTTTGGCCGCAAGCTGCGCGCGGCTGGCGTCAAGGTCTTTTGCGATGCCGATCTGAGCCGTCATGTCCAGCATATCGGCCCTTATTCCTACACCCTGGCCGCTGACGAGGCCGTCGAGCCTGACAAGCCCAAGCTGCAATTGGTGACGTAACATGGCCATCTCGACATACGCAGAGCTGAAGACCGCCGTCGCGGAGTGGGGGAACCGCACTGATCTGACGACGCAGATCCCCGACTTTATCGCGCTTGCCGAGGAGCGGATCAACGCGAAGCTGCGCGTTCGCCAGATGGTCGCGCGCGCCACAACGGACGCCGCCGAGTATCTGGATCTGCCCGATGACTGGATCGAGGCCCGCGAGGTAAAGCTGACCAACAGCAAGACGACGGTGCTTGACTATTACAGCCCGATCGCGCTCGACAAACAGTTCCCTTACGGCGGCGCTGGCCAGCCCAGCGGGTTCACGATCGTCGGCTCACAGCTGCGCCTGATGCCGGCCCCGAGCGGGTCGATGACGGTCGAGATCGGCTACTACCAAAAGGTGCCGGCTTTGTCGGACAGCCAAACGCAAAACGCGGTGCTGACCGACTTCCCGCGCGTCTACCTCTACGGCTCGCTTGTCGAGATGCAGAACTATTTGCTGGACGCGAAGACGTTGCAGCGTTTCGAGGCTCTGTTTGACGAGGCCGTGCGGGTGGCCAACACCGCGAATAAGTCATCGACGCATGCCGGCGGCAGCCTGCGCGTGACGCCTGGGGGGAATGTAGTATGACCACCTGGACAAACATTTCCGGCGGGAGCGCCATCAGCGAGTCCTTGGCTGATCAAGCGGCGACCAGTGCAACGGACGCGGCCAACAGCGCGACGGCGTCGGCGACCTCGGCCACCAATAGCGCGACTAGCGCCACCGCCAGCGCCACCTCGGCGACGGCCTCGGCCACAAGCGCGACGGCCTCGGCGGCATCTGCCTCGACGGCGGCAGCGGATCTGGCGACTTTCCAGGGCCAGTATCACGGCGCGTCAGCGACCGCTCCGACCACTGGCCTGGACACCGGGGATCTCTATTTCGACACCGTCGCGAACGCGATGAAGGTCTATGACGGCTCGTCCTGGGTCGCTGCATATATCTCTGCCGCAGGCGTTTTGACTGCGGCAAATAACCTGTCAGATGTCTCCTCGGCTTCGACCTCGCGCACCAACCTGGGCCTTGGATCTATAGCGACTCAAGCGGCCAATTCGGTTGCGATCACGGGCGGGTCGATCTCGGGCATCACTGATCTCGCGGTGGCTGATGGCGGCACGGGCGCTTCCACGGCCTCGGCGGCACGCACCAACCTCGGGCTAGGCACGATGGCGACGGCTGCGGCGGCTGACTACCTCGCCTTGGCGGGCGGCACGATGACTGGCGACCTAGTGCTGGCTGGAGATCCTGACGCGGCCCTAAAGGCTGCGACGAAACAATATGTAGACAACAACGGCGGCATTTCCGCCGGAAAAAGCATCGCGCTCGCGATCGTTTTTGGAGGCTAGGAAATGGCGAACCCAAACATCGTTAATGTCGCGACCATCAACGGCAACACCGCCGTTCAAGCGGTCGGCACGTCAGCCACAGCGATCGTCACGAATGCTGCGGCGTCCGGCAAAATTTACAAGGTCAACCTGCTCATCGTCTCGAATATCGACGGAACGAGTAACGCGGAGTTGACCGCCGATCTCTATCGGTCAAGTACCGCCTATCATATCGCCAAGACGGTCGCGGTCCCCGCTGATGCCAGCCTGGATGTTTTGAGCAAGCCGCTGTACCTGCTAGAGGGCGACGCCCTCCGGCTGACCGCAAGCGCGACCGGCGACCTTGAGGCTGTTTGCTCGTTCGAGGAAATCAGTTAATGGCCGGGAACGGTGGGATCGTCGGGCCTAAGAACACGCCGACCGCTTCCGTGGCGTCTGGCATCTGGTCCCTCGCCGAAGTGCAGGAAGCGGAGGGCGGGGGAATTTGGCCATATACCCCGGTGGATATGGCGTTACTGGTTGTAGCCGGGGGCGGATCTGGCGGCGGGAGACAGTACTTCTCGGCTGGTGGCGGTGCCGGTGGGATGCTAACCGCGTCTTCGATCGCCTTCATTCCGGGCGTGACACTGACCATTACTGTAGGGGCCGGTGGGGCTGCTCCCTCGAACAGCACTCAAGGCAACGCTGGGTCAAATTCTGTTGTGTCCGGGACCGGGATGACAACGGCGACAGCCCTCGGCGGCGGTGGTGGGGCGAGAGGGCGCGGTTCTTCTGGAGCAGGTTCGACGCGGGATGGCGGGTCTGGCGGCGGCGGTGGCGGCAACTCCGATCAACCCATGTCATCTGAGAGCTATGACGGCGGGTCAGGGGTGCAGACAGCGCCTGACGCAAATTGGACCGCGTATGGCAACGATGGAGGCTCAAACCCGTACCCTAACGTAAGCCCTTATG